GGCACCGCAACCAAGCTGCAAACGGCGCGCACCCTGACCGTGGGCGCGACGGGCAAGGCGTTCAATGGCGAAGCACCCCTGAGCTGGACTCTGGCCGAAATCGGTGCCCAGGCGGCCCACGCGAACCTGGCGGCACTGGCTGGCCTCACCGGCGCCGCCGATCGCATGCCCTATTTCACCGGCGCCGGCGCGCTGTCCCTGGCCGTTCTGACTGCAGCGGCCCGGACCTTCCTGGCCGCCTCTACCCAGGCGGCCCAGCGGACGGCACTGAACCTGTTCACCGACGCATCCGGCGTGGTGACCGAAGGCAGCGGCGCGTTGCCCAACATCGTCAGCCTGCTGCTGCAGTCCGCTACCGCAGCAGCCGCGCGCGCAACCCTTGGCGCGGACGATGCGAGCAACCTGACCAAGGGCACGATCCCGGCCGCGCGGGTGCCGACCCTGAACCAAAGCACAACCGGAAACGCGGCGACGGCAACCAAGCTGGCCACCGACATCACCATTAATGGCGTGAAAGTTAACGCGGGTTCGAATGCAACTATTACTGCAGAAGCAACATCAGCATCCGTAATGGCCGCAAATGCCGCCGCTGCCGTAGGAGCAGTAGGAACCTATGCATTCTTGCTGCTCGGCGGTCAATCGACCGGAGTACGAAAAGAGCCGGGATCAACTGTTGCAGGTTCTGGTTGCAGGTACACCGCTGTCGACGGGACCGGAAGCACCAGTCCGGCTGGAACGTGGAGTGTTATGGGATGGGCAGGCGACGCGGACGGGGGCGGGCAAAACAGTGTCACTCTATGTAAGAGGATTGCTTAATGGATGCTCGTGAGCTGCGTTTCAACAAGTACGGCTCTGTCGATTGTGAACTAGAGCACCCGGACTTTGGCTGGATCCCATTCACTGCGTCGCCAGATGATCCAGAGAAGCATGGCCGCGAGCTGTATGAGCGGATCGTGGCTGGAGATTTCGGGGATATTGCCCCGTATGTTGAGCCGGAGCATGTCCCCTTTACGCTGAATCAAATTCAAGAGCTTCGCCGCATTGCCTACATTTCAGAATCCGACCCGATCAAGAACGAGGCAGATTACGACGCCCTGGTGAACGGCACCGCCCCCGACTACACCGCCTGGCTCGCTGCCGTCGCTGCGATCAAAGCCCGCTACCCGCTGCCGGCGGCCCCTGAGCCAGAGGTCGCATGACCTGGTTTCCCCTATCCCTCACCTGGCCGGCCCAATCCACCCAGTGGCTGGCCGCGCTGAACGCTCCGCTGGCCCAAGCCGGTGGCGAGCTGGACGCGGCGGCCGGACGACTGGATGCACTTGCTGGCAAAGCCAGCACCGAGCCGAACCCGACAGGCGCGGCCGCATCCGGCGCGATCGCCAGTAGCCGCCAGGGCCTGACCGGCCTGCTGGCTGATGTGGCGGTGCTGACCGTGACGCCCTTTCAGCATGGTGTCGGCCAAGGCAGCGGCATCCAACGGCACCTGTCGGCGCCCAACCTGCTGCAGCACATGGCTGGCCAGCTCACCACCGGTGGGGATCCGCATCGACCGATCGGCCGGCAACACGGGCTGGCCATCCTGGTGCTCGGTACCGAGCTCGGCCAGTTGGCCCAGTCCCTGGCTGTGCTGAACGCCGTGCTGCCGCTGCCGGCCCTGCAACGGGCCGAACGCCGGGCGGGGCAGCTGGCCCGCCTTGAAGGCGAAAAGTGGCTGATGCCGGCCAGCGACACCGCGCCGAAATGGCGTGCTCGAGGACTGCAACGCAGCACATGGCCACGTCAGGCGCAGCAGGCGATATCCGCCCAGGTGGCCGCACTGGGAGGCTACGCGGTCGACACCCAACCCGTCGCCGAACTGGTCGCCCTGGCGGACCGGAAGGCGGTACGCCTGCAAGCCCAGGCCCAGCACCTGGCCACCCTGCAGGCCGAACTCGCCGGCGGCGGCACCACCCTGCGCGCCCACTGGCTGGGTGAAGGCGAGCCGGCCGAGCTTCGCGATGCCCTGCTCGAGGGCGATGCCCCCGGCCATGAATGGGGCCTGTGCGCCGGCGTGCTGCTGGCCGGCCCGCAATCGGCCGTGACCTACCTGAAGGAGTTGTTCGGCGCATGACCCTGCTACTCGACGGCGAGCAAATCCGCGGCAAAAACATCAAGGTGACCGCCAACCTGCGCATCGAGGAGGACGACCTGTCCGGCCAGTCCAGCAACAGCGCGGCGGCCCATAAGGGCTTCAAGCCCAAGACCCTCACCGTCGCCATGCAGGTGCGCTTCCAGGAAAGCGCCGACCTGCGTTCCACGCTGCGCCTCGCCGAAGCCACCGACGCCGGCGGCAAGGCCAAGGTGTACCGCATCGTCAACGACACCGCGCAGGCCTTCGGCATTCGTCAGGTGCGCTTCAGCGACAATTTCAGCGCCCGGGAAGACGACAGCCTGCGCGCCTGGATGGTGTCGTTCACGCTCGTTGAGCACCTGTCTGTCGCCGAGCGCGTGGAGTCCAGGCGACCGGACGGTGACGCAACCGCGCAAGGCCCTGGCGGGGTCTCCGAAACCGAGCCGGGACAGGAGCTCACAGCCTTCGAGAAAGTCCTCAAGCGCGTGGACGAGGCTCTGGCATGAAGCTGAACCGCGCCCTGCGCGTAGCCGGCCAGCCCATCCAGGTGGTCAGTGAGAACATCCGCCTGGATCTGCACACCCCCGGCCGGGCGGTGTTCACCGTCCAGGGCGGCGAGCCACTGCGTGGCCTGGTGACCTTCGACATCGGCTACAACGACCAGGCCCTGCAACGCCACTTCATCGGCTACGTGGAAAGCTGCACGGCTGCGGGCGATGGCCAGCAGGTCCTGGCCTGCCGCGAACTGGCGGCGGTGCTGGCCAACCCGATGCCCTTGAACCTGCGCCACACCGACCTGCGCGGCGTGCTCGATGCACTCCAGGAGCTGACCGGCCTGACCTTCCACTGCCCAGAGCGCCCCTACAGCACCACCCCGGCGCCCTACTTCTACAACCTGGGCAACGGCTACCACGCCCTGGACAGCCTCGCCGACGTGTTCGCCGTGCCGGATCTGATCTGGCAGCAGCAGGGCAACGGCGAGATGTTCGTGGGCAGCTGGGCCGACAGCTTCTGGAGCTCGCGGCCGCTGCCCCTTCCCGCCTCGATCTTCGACGACTACCAGGGCAACCAGAGTGCCCAGATTCCCGCCCTGCCCGGTGTGCGGCCGGGCGCCACCTTCAACGGCGGCCTGCGCATCACCACGGTGACGCTGGCCGGCAACACGATGGCCATCAAATGGAAGAAGCAATCCGCCGCAGCGTAGAGCGGCAATTCCCCGAGCTGACCGGTGCCTACCATCTGCCCCGCTTCGCGTTGGTGGTGGGCGTGCCCGACGCGCCGGCCGAACACGCGATCGCCAACGACTTCCGCCCCCGGTACGCGGTGGACGTCCAGGTGCTGCTGCCCAACGGTGAACCCGACCCGGATCTGCCCACCCTGTACGCCCTGCCGCTGCCGGTACCGAGCGGCGGCCAGGAGCGCGGCCTGTTCGGCTTTCCGGAGCCCGGAACCCTGGCGGTGATCGGCTTCGCCTACGGCCTGCCCAATCGCCCGTTCATCCAGCAGATCCTCGCCCACAACCTGAGCCTGCCGCGCGTGCCCGACGGCGACCTGGTCTGGCAGCACAGCGAGGCCTGCCAGCAGCGGGCCGATGCCGATGGCAACTGGATGCGGCAAACCGACGGCCGGATCCGCGATGACTCCCTGGAGCGCGAGGTGTCCGCCCAGGCCAACGCCGAGCGCTACCAGACCACCGACATCGAGGTCGACGACCACGCCACCGAGCGGGTCGGCGGCATCAAGCGCATCGAAGCCCTGGGCGCACTCAAGCTGCTGTCCGGCGGCAGCGCCACCCTGGGCGGTGTGGACGATCTCAACCTGGCCACCGGCCGCGACCTCAACCATGCGGCCGCGCGCGACCTGAAGACCACCGTCGCCGGCAAGGCCACGACCACGGTCGGCGCCGAGGCCAGTACGACCATCGGCGGCAACCTCCAGGAGCAGATCGAGGGCCTGCGCCAGAGCCTCGCCGCCGGAGGCCAGCGCCTGGAAGCCCCCACCACCTGGCTGGGTTCAGACAGCGTCAACGTGCTGCAGGTGCTGCTCGACCTCATCGACCTGGTGCAGCAAATGAACACCCAGCTGGCCGGGCACGGCCACCCTTCCCTGAACGCACCGCCCAGCACTGCTGCCGCCTTTACGACCAACGCCTCGACGGCGCAGCAGCTCAACGGGCAGTTGGCCCCCATCACCGCATAAGCAAAGGGCGCCGATCGGCGCCCTCTTTGAAATTTAAGCCTGGCAAGTTATTTCCTGAGAGTGCGAGCGTATTTAAGAAACGCACCAATATCTTTGTCACATAAAAGCTCAACTGCCCTCAATATCTCCTCGTAAGGCCAAGACCACCACTCCGAGGCGAGGAGCTCTTTTCTTGTTTCCTCATCGAAGCGCCAACCTATGACTTTGGCCGGATTGCCCGCGACTATCGAATAAGGCTCCACATTCCGGGTAACAACAGCCTCAGCAGCTACAACAGCTCCCGTACCGATATTTACACCAGACAAAATAGTGCAGTTGGAACAAAGCCATACGTCGTGCCCTATTACAACATCACCTCTCGACCCACCATAATCCTTGATGTGAGCCGCCTCTGGTAGTTTTGCGGGAAAGGGATACGTAGAAACCCAATCGGTTCGATGATGTCCACCAAGGAAGATGTGCACTCCCGCAGCAATAGAGCAATACGATCCAATCCTTAGAGTAGTGCCCTCGCCAAAATCACTGACTTTAGGAAGACCATAGGTCCCAACACCATAATCATACTTCGGATATTTATTTTTAAATACAAGCTTTCCGCGCTCAAACTCAGGAACCTTCTTTAGCTTCTTTTTAATCCTACGCCTTTTAGCCTCAGGGCTCGCATACATTACATACGCAAGCAATAAGGCAATCGAGCAGATAGAAACAACAAGAGACAATACATCCATATTCGACCCAATGAGCAAAATTTAAGCTTATCAATGCTGCTGTACAGCCACAACTATCAGACAGCTCGCGCGGCCACCACTTCCAGAGCGCGCACGTGGCGCAGCAGATCCTGGTGGTTCACCGCCTGGATCCGCACCTTGCGGCCGGACTGGATCCAAGCCAGGGCGGCACGCGGGTCACCAGTGCGGGTGACCTGCCGTTGGCGGGCCTCAGCTTCCAGGGCCTTCGCCTTGCTCATGGCGGCGCGGTACCGGGCCAGCCGGACGGACAGGGACGAATCGGAACGCAGGGCAGCGAAGGCGCGGGCCTTCCAGGCAGCAGCGTGGGCGGACGGATTCTGGGCGGTCTGGTTCATGGTGCAGCTCCTAGAGTTGGAGCCGTCACCGCTTGCGGCCAAGCAAGGGAATGGTGACGGCTGTACGCGGGTTGGCCGACCGGGACTCTAGGCACCCGGCACACCCGAAGGTGTCCCACGCACAGCCGCCATAACGCGAACAGCGGGCACAAAAAAAGCGCCTGCTGCTGGTAGGGGCGCTTGTGCGCCTAGAGAAGTTCGACCGGCCAAGGTCGGTCGCGGGATTGACCGCGACGGGTGAACCCTACGCCCCTCCCCTGACTTGGTCAAGCCCGGCCACGGCCCGCCGGCGCCCGCGCGCGCGGCCACCCCTCGCCACCCCACGAAAATCCCCTCCGACGAAAAAAACCTGGGCGAAAACGCACTTATCCCCCTCCCGCCGACGGGGTTTGCGTGCGTTTTTTGTGCAATCGGGGCGCGAATGCAATCTAGGGCCCAGCCCTGCGGCGGCGGGGGGCCGCGCGCGCGAACCGGAATTGCACACTGTGAAAGAAATTGCGACGCCGTGAAGTTTTCGTTGCACGGTCCGGCCCCGGCCGAGCCCTGGCCGCCTCCCCGCAAAGCCCCATTCCATGCGGAAAAATCCCCGCCACGGCACTTTTTTCCAACGCGGTGCTGCGGACTTGCGCAACGGATTCGACCGCCCCCCACGCTGAGATCAACCCGCCGCGCACCGCGCGGCATGCCGAAGGCAGGCGCGTGAAGGAGCGAAACGCCGTTGCACGCTGTTTCGCTGGCACGGTCTTGCCCGGCGTACAGCGACTGGAAGGCGCCCGGTGTCGGTCCGGCGCTGCCGATGCGGTGACCTCGACCGGGTACCCTCCGCGCCGACAGGCGCGAAGTGAGGGGACATCATCTGCCATGGGCTCAGCCTGATGCCGTGGGTGGTAACGCGCAGGGGGCAAACGGCTCTGTACAGACGCAGTCTGGTACCAGTGGACATTAAAACTTGCAGAAGAGAGGAAGGCCGCCCGGCGAGGGGATGGGTGCGCGCGCCGGTGAGACCGGTGCGGGGCAGCGTAAGGAAGGGAAAGCGCCCGGAAAGGCGCCCAGAAGGCCGCTGCCGAGGCGTTTCCAGTGCCTCGGCCCAGCGTAGCCAATGAAGGGGAGCGCCGCAGGAAACGCGACGGGCGGCCGATCAGGCCGGGGGCATGTGCTCCGCCAGGAGCGCTCGAAGCTGTCCTGGGGTCAAGTCGGGGTTATCCACAGCCAACTGCTGGATCAACTGCGCTTCCAGGCGACCGCGCTCGAGCTCGCGGGCCTTTTCCAGCTTCACCACCTTGGCCTTGCGCACGGCCTGCGCCTGGCGATGCGACTGCCGGCGCGTCTGCGCGTCCGCCAGCTCCTGCAGTGTGTCCTGCTGCTGCCGCACGCGTACCTGTCGCAGCTGCGCCTCGCGGCGGGCCTTGAAGTGCGTGCGCGTCTCGGCCAGCAGATGGCCCAGGCCCAGGTCGATGAAGAAGCGCGGGCGAATGTGCAGGGTCACCCGGGTTATCCACTGCTTGCCCTTGTGGAAGATGCGGCGGCGACGGCGACGCACGTAGCCGGCCGCCTCCAGGGCGGACAGGGTGCGTGACACGCGGCACTCGGTCAGCCCGCCATCCTCCGCCAGGCCACGCTGGCGGTTGAGGCGGAATGCCCCATTATCGTCCAGCCAGCCCAGGCAGAGGGTGGCCAGGTCCAGGCGGGCCAGCATCGGCTCCACCAGGGCGGCCAGCGACGTCCAGCGCTGCTGCTTGGTCCGGCATCCGGATATGTGGATGGTATCCAACCGACGCAGCCAGCGCCGGCCGCGATCGCGCGCCTCCTCGTTCACGCGATCGGCCGCCAACCCCAGCAGCCCGAGCTGCTGGCGCTGCTTCTCCGACAGCCCGCGCGGACGCCGGCCGGCCGCGTGCCCGGCGAGCGCCGGGGCGGCCGACAGCCCGGCGTAGGCACCGGCGTCTGGCGAACTGGGGGAAGGCTTCAACCGCATCGAATCGATCGCTACCGGGTACGCACGGCGCGCACCGGCGCAACGGGAGACGTGGACTCATTGGCCATGGCCATCTGCGCCTTGGTGCGCAGCTCGCCGCAGCGGGCCTCCACCGCCTTCAGGCGATCGATGAACTCTGGCAGCAACGGCAGATCGCCCTCGTCGATCTTGCCGTCGGCAAGGATCTCGCTGCCCAGCTCCACCGTCTGCCCGAGCCGGGCCACCAGTTGGCCGAACACACCCACTGGGCAGGCGTTGCCCTCCAGCGCGCGGGCGCCGGTCAGGCCGTGGCGGCTGGCCAGCTCGTTGAGGCAGCGCTCCTGGTACTCGCCTGTCAGGGCCTGCACCCAGGCCTCCTCGATCCAGCCGGGCACCTCCACCTCCCCGCTCAGCCAGCGGCCGACGCGACGCAACCAGGCGCCGGAGGCGCGCAGGAAGGCAGCCGTGTCGTTGCCACGGGCCAGAGCCTCGAAGTCCGGCACGTTGGCCGCGACGGCCTTGATAGGAATAAGCAGATGCAGCTGGGCGCTGAGCGCCTGGGCGAAATCGTCCTGGCTCAGCTGGGTGCGGGCGATCATCTGGGTGGCGTAGGCCACCAGCACCTGGTCGCGGGAAACCCGCAGGCCAGACGGGTTATGTCGGGGGTTGGACGTGGTCATGAGGGGCGGTGGCTCCTAGAGTCCGACCTGCCTGCCCTGCGCCGCTGACCGGCCGCAGGGCGGGGTCAGGCGGTTTTTTTTTGAGAGGGAAACGGGCGGACTTCTTCCGCCACCCAGGTGCCGTCATCTCGCACCGTGACAAAGATGTTGCGATTGACACTTATCGCTTTGTGAATGGCGGGCGGACTCACACCAAGGGCCCGGGAAACCGCAGCAAGCCCCTTTGTAGAGACGAGCTCTGATAACTGAATTTTCTGCATGACTGGCCCCTGCAACCTTAGGACGCAGGGATATTAGCCGGCGGCTTCGATTAGCGCAACGCCGTCGGCTAATTTACTTTATTAACCGACGGTTTATGATTGCGCCCATGTCGAAGAAGAAGCCCCTTAGTCCAGAGCTTTTGGCTGAATGTCATGCAGCGCAGAAGCTTTTCTTGGCAAAGAAAAACGCGCTCAAGCTCAGCCAGAAAAAAATCGCTGACGAGATCGGAGTTTCGCCCCCGTCTGTCGCCTACTACCTCAACGGCACCAACCCTCTAAACGCCAGGTTTGCCGCAGCCTTTGCTCGCCTTATCGAAGAGCCTGTGGACAGTTTCAGTCCCCGCCTTGCGGCCGAGATTGCCCAGCTCGCGGCCGCGACCGAACACGGCAACGTTTCCCCCGCACCGCAGCCACGCCGCGAACCCCGCGAGTACCCGCTGATCAGTTGGGTGGCCGCCGGCGAGGCGTGCGAGTCCTCGGTCTGCTATCCGCAGGGCATCGCCGACACCTGGCTGAGCTCCACCGAGAACGCCGGCGAAGGCGCCTACTGGCTGACCGTGCGCGGCCACTCCATGACCCGCGACGTGCAGCCCTCCTTCCCGGAAGGCACCTACATCCTGGTGCGCAAGGACTTCGACCTGGTCAGCGGCAAGTACTACATCGCCCGCAACCTCAACGGCCGCGGCGGCGATGACGACGACAGCGTCACCTTCAAGCAATACATCCGGGATGCCGGCATTGAGTACCTGGTCCCCCTCAACCCCCAGTACCAGACCATCCCCATGGACGGCACCTGGGAAATCATCGGCCGGGTGATCGACGCGAAGATCCCCGGCTTGTAGTCCACGCCTCCCCTTCACAAGGAACGTGAGAAATGTCTGATCTGCACAACGAGTTTGCCAACAGCCGCTTCTTCAACGCAGCCCGCATGGACCGCCGCAGCGCCGATGTACTCGCAGGCCTGGCCGCCGGCATTGCGGCCGATGGTGTGGTCAAGGTCGAAGAAGCGCAGTTCCTGCGCCAGTGGATCGAGACTCAACTGGCGCACCTGGACGACCCCGTCATCAACCTGCTTTACCAGCGCATCAGCCTGATGCTGCAGGACGGCGTGCTCGATGCCGAAGAGTCGGCCGAGCTGCTGGATACCCTGCGCGGCTTCGCTGGCCTCACTGTGGCCAGCCCCACCGCCAGGGCCTACACCGCGCCCAACCCCCTGCCCCTCAACCAGCCGGCGCCGGACATCATCTGCGAAGGCCGCGTATTCCTGTTCACCGGCACCATGGCCTTCGGCCCGCGCCGCGAGTGCGAGAAGCTGGTGATCGATCGCGGCGGCGAGATCGGTGCCTCGGTCAGCAGAAAGGTGAACTTCCTGGTGGTGGGCAGCATCGGCAACGAGCAGTGGCGGCACACCAGCTACGGCACCAAGATCCTGCGCGCCGTGGAGCTGCGCGAGGAAGGCTTTCCGATCGCCATTGTGGGCGAGGAGCAATGGCAGCAGGCGCTGCTGGGGGCCTGACCCCGCCTCTGGCCAAATCGGTGTGGTTACACCAATGCATTATTTCAATTAGTAAGCTGTCCCTTAAAAGGTACACTTGAGCTCGAGGGAAGGGTACGGATGTACGAAGTCGAACACGCTCACAGTGACAACGGTATCGATATCTACCAAGCGTGGCTCGACTCCCTCCAGGATCGCAGCGCAAAGGCACGCATCACCACTCGAGTTGACCGAGCTGCAAATGGAAATTTCGGGGACAACGAGCCAGTTGGGCACGGGGTTCGCGAACTGAAAATTCACTACGGCCCCGGCTACCGGGTTTACTTTGCCGTAGAAGGAACCAAGGTAATCCTCCTGCTTGGCGGCGGCACCAAAAAAAGCCAGCAGAAGGACATTGACGAAGCCGTAAAGGTATGGCTTGCGCTCAAAGGAGAACTCAGGCAATGAAAAGAGTCAGCAATCACGAAGATAGCGTCCTCAAGATGCTCCGTGAGGACCAAGATTTTGCCATCGAATACCTCTCTGCAGCACTGGAAGAAATTGATGAGGAAGGCGGTGAGGCCGTTTTCCTTCAGGCTGTAAGACGCATAATTGAAGCGCGCCTTGGGTTTACCGAGCTGGCTCGGACCACCGGCCTGAGCCGTACCAACCTGTACCGCCAGTTCGATACCGGCGGTAACCCCGGCCTCCATACGCTCCGGACTGTGCTTTCAGCGCTGGGAATTGGGCTTTCCCAACTAGTTGGTCACAGTCAAACCGCTTGAAGAAAGCCCCGCATCATGCGGGGCTTTCTGCTTTCGTCGAACACTCTGGCACAACCAGCACAGCTCTAGCACCCACCAGCCCCATCCAACCGGCCGGCACCGAGCTTCGCCCAAGCAACACCGCTGAAACGTAAGCATCACTCACACCCAACGCTGCAGCTGCCTTTCTTTGGCTTCCGTAGACTGAGCGGAAGTAGAGGCGCAGCAGCTCGCGCAGTTGATCCTGAGTGATCTCAGTCATGCAGCACCTCCACGCTGGCCAGGGCCGTGAACTCCAGGTAGTCACCGCTACCCGCCGTCTTGGCCACGCTCTCCTCATCCAGTTCCAGCTTGCGGGCCAGCGCCTTGGCTGCCAGCGCGGGGTCGTACACGCAGCTGGCGGTGGGTTTATGACCACGGCAGCGGGCCACGTAGGTGTGCCCGGTGTAGCGCACGGTAATGGTCACTTCGGTCATAGAGCCTTACCTCCCACAGTTGATCGAGCCCGAAAGGGTTTTCACATTGCCCCGGATCGCACCACAGGTCACCGATCCGGACATGGTGCCGACATCCCCCTCCACATCACCGCAGCGAACATTGCCGCTCATGGTTCTGACCGTACCGGCAGCCCCGGTCACCGTGACGCTGCCGCTACCGGCTTCCAGATGCTCGACATTACCGTCCACCGTAATGGTCACAGGTCCGACCAAGCTGCCCTGCTGCTGATCGTTCACCGTAACCGTGCCGTCCCCCTGGATGACCACATCGCCGCTGAACGTTCGGCCGTCGATGGTGATGCTTCCTCTGCTGCGTATTCTCATGCCTCACCCCCTTCGCTGACTGTGCCCGAGATCTCCTCCCCGCCCAGCGCCTCCAGCAGCGCCGGCACGAACTCCCGGAAGGTCAGCATCATCAGCACGAACGAGGCGTCGAACTGGCCGTTGCTGTCGTCGCCACCGTCCTGCTCGGCCTGCTCCTGCAGCAGGTCATCAAAGGTCAGGCGGTGGATGGTCAGCTTGTGGTCGATGACGAAGGACAGCTTGTCCTCCCAGGCCAGGCTGAGCGTGGTCACGAACTTGCCGGCCGCGAGGTGGTTCTGGATCTCGTCGCTAGACAGGTCCTGCCGGGTGGCGGCGATCTTGCCTCCGTCCTCGTGGGGATCGATCAGCACAGCGCGATCGCGTAGGTGCAGACCGTGGCTGACGGACCTGTCTTTCACCCACTGAGTGAACGCTCGCCTCGGGTCGTGCTTCACGTTCAGCGGCCGCACCGGCAGGCTGCCCAGGACTTCGCGGAGGGTGCTGAGCAGATCCTCGGCCTGACGATGGCTGCTGGTATTCACGAGCACCAACCCGGCCTGCGGGTCGATGGCGGCGAAGATCTGCTTGCGACGGGTGAAGGCCCGGGGCAGGAACTCCTGGACAATCTCGTCCTTCAACTGTTCGCGCTCCTTCTTGTAGACCTTGCGCATCTGCTCGGCTTCGATCGCCTCGATCTTCTCCTGGAGCGCATCACGCACCACGCTACCGGGGAGCATCCGCTCCTCCTGGCGGGCAGCAATCAGAAGGAAGCCCTGGCAGGCGTGCAGCAGCGGCGCCTCCTCGCCCTTGCCCAGCGGGGCAACAAAGCCATAGGTGGACAGCTCCTGGCTGCCGCAGGGCCGCGCCGGCTTCTCGGCCAGCGCCGTGGGCAGCGCTTCGACATCCAGGCGGAAATCGGCCAACAGCCGGTACATCAACAGGTTCCGGAAAAACATAACTGCTCCTTGGTGGTATCAGCCCCGCGCGCGGCGGCGCGGGGTTTGCTCGGCCGGTGCGGCCGCTTGAGTGGCCACGCCGGGCGGGGCGCTGTGCACCACCAGGTGGCCCTGGCCGATCCAGAAGTTCTTCTGCACCTTGATGCACACGTTCCAGGCTTCGCGTGCCACGGTGTCGCCGGCCTCGATCACGTTGCCCTGCTCATCGATGAGGGCCATACGCGCCGGGCGGCCATCGGCCGTGGTGAACCGGTAGCCGGTGGTGACATTGGCGCTGATGCAGCCGTGCTGCAGGGTGCCGGTCTCGGGGATGCCGATCATTGCGTTACCCCTTCAACCCATTGCGCAGTCGATACCGTTGCCAGTACCAGGTTGGCGATGCGCACGGAGAGCCGATGCTTGTGGATCGTTGCCGACGCAAAGGCTTCCCTGTCGTTGGCATCCAGCGCACGGTCAACCGCTGCGTTCGCTTCGGTGAACTCCGGCAACAGGCGGCTCATTTCCTCCGAGCCCAGCTCACTCAGTTGGATATTCATCATTGGCCTCCTTACGCGGTCACATAGCCGCTGGTGGTCTTGCGCAGCTCGCCCAGCTCGACGGCGGCGCGTAGCAATTTCGTGGCGCGGTGAGTGCCCACCCGGGCGCTGGCCGCAACGTCGCGGACGGTGAGTGCGGTACCGGGTGGCGCACCCTGGGCCATTTCCCGAATCGTCTGCAGCAGTGCCTCATCCGTTGCCGACTCGACAGCAACAGGCGTTGCCGCTGTCGCCACCGGTCCCGCATCGGCTGTTGCCGGGCGCATCACGGGAGTAGCCGGCACCTGGGCAACAGGCGTTGCCGATGCCGTTGCCAGCGGCGCGGACAGGCGCAACACGGCACCGATCAGGGCCGGCACCACCTCCAGGGCCAGAGCGAAGAAACCGCACAGCACCATGGCCAGCAGCTCGGTCAGCCCGGCAGCGGCCTGCGGTTGCGAGCGCAGCTCAGTCAGCTCCAGGGAGACACGGTCCAGTCGCAGCAACGCCTGCTCGCGCTGGGCGGCGATACGCGGCAACGCGGCGTTCTCCAGCAACTGGGCCTTGGTGACGATGTCGCGCTCGCGCAACTGGCGGGCCTGCTCGCCAATGGAGCGCGCCTCATCGTCCAGGGTGGCGAGCCGGGTCAGCGCATCGGCACGTACCGTCTGCAGGTCAGCGATGCGCTGCTCGACAATGGCTACCTTGCGCGCCTGATCCGTCAGCACCGCAGTGAGCGCGCGGTCGTAGGTGGCCCAGGCCGATACCGCGCCGAGCACCAGGGCAGTGGCGATCATCAGGAACGCATAGCCCTTACGGCCGGCGCCGGACAGGCCCAGAGCGATGGGCCAGGCCAGGTACTTGTAGGCATCGAGCAGCACGGCGGCGCCGGCGTACACGCGAGACAGCAGCGGGTCGGCGATCAGCGCGCCCACGGCCGTGGACACCGACAGCGCGGTAACACTGCCCAGCGCGACCGCAATGATCAGCAACACCCAGCGAGCCCAGGCGGGCATGGTGTAGGCCCGCATGGCTCAGGCCGCCCAGGAGCGGTAGTTGGCCATCAGCTCCGGTACGCAGTCGGCCAGCAGGCGGTAGGCCTGTTCCCGGTCTTTCGGCAACAGCACCGGCAGGGTGACGCACCGCCCGTGCATTTCGAAGTAGAAGACGGAGCGAAGCGGATCGGTGGTGGCCGGATGGACCACCAGGTCCAGGTCGAGGTCCTGGTCATCCGGCAAGTGAAAGGTGCCCTGCCCCAGGCGCACGGCATCGCGCAGCAGGATCTCCCGCGCGCTGACCCATTCGATCTCATCGATGGTCGGCACGCTCACCGGGCTGACTCCGTTGGCCAGCTCTTCGATGAAGCGGGCCACACACTCGGCGTTGTCGGCGCGGCGGGCCAGGGTCAGGGTGTTGCGGCTGTCGCCCAGCTCCACGCGCAGGTGGACGGCGGCGTCGCACTGCTCGATGAGCACATAGACGATGGCGACGGTCAGGCCCTGGGCATTGCACAGGCCATGGATAAAGGTGCCGTTCTGGGCAACCTGGGCGACCAGCAGGTCGCGGGAATCGGGTGCGAGGGTGATGGTGGGCATGGCGCTCTCCGTTCTGCGATGAATCGCTACGAAGAGCAAATTAGCCGATGGCTAATTTCATGTCAACGCCGCCGGCTAATATCGTTAGCCGCGCTTAAAACGTCGGATGCTGATTTCTCCAGCTCAACTGGACGACACCATCATCCAGCCGCACCACCTGCACGTTCTCGTCCTCCTCCAGCATGCACAGCAGCTGATCCCAATCGTCCAGGGATTCGTCAGGCCCGCGCTCGATCACCGTCCGGCGCTGCAACTGCGACGACGGTCGGTTGATCTGGCGAAGGACGCGAAGGAACAGGTGTTCGTAGGAGGTCTGGAGGGGTACTGCGTGCTGCGACATCGGGGGGTGCATCCCTGTACTACTGGATATAAATCCAGTATGACAAGTGGCCGAACGGTCCGCAAGTTACCGCCCTGGCTACAGCAGGGCATCTATGTCCTTTTGTACATCGTCAAGTGGAGCAACCACTGCTTCCTTATTAAAAGCCCAGAAATCCCCGGGATCTTTGCATTTGGTGATTTCATTACTAATGTTAAGCCAAATTCCAGAAACCCTTCCATGAGCTATAGAATTGGATTCACGATCAGTAAGCAATGGCTTCACCAGCTCAAAAGCAGCTTTATACTCAGCCAGAGTCAATTCAATATTCTTCCGCACTTCCACTATACTTAAATCAATCTCCTTAGCCTCTGCCTTAAAATACCCAACCGCTACACCGCCGATTGCTTTAACCGACTCGAGTGAAGCTTGAACTTTTGTGCGTCGGCTTTGCCATGATAAATAGGCTTGAATTTCGTCTTGAAGCCTCATTACCAAAAGCTTCACCTTCTGCACATGATCTAGTCTCCGTCCATACTGCAGGGAACGCTTCCAGTCCCCCAATGCACACATCGCACACACCGAAACAGTTAGCGCCGAGAGAGCACTGACAATACCCGCAATACTATCCAAATCGTCCGAGCCTAATAACGGAGAGACCACCAATCCAAGAACACATCCTAGAGCCACATACCCCCACACTCCTACCGCAAAAAAGATGCCAGATCTATCTTTAAACATCAGCCATTTCCTCACTTGCTTCCCATGCACCCGTTCGTCGATTGATACGCAGCAATCTACGTTGCCCGGCTTTAGATACCAACAGGACATCAATGAACTCACTGGATCGGTCTTGCGCACTGATACTCCGCATATAAATCACGATGCGCTCGAAGGTATCCATGACCAATTGCCGCACCTGGTCGCGCGCCTCGGTATCCAGCGCCTCGACACCGGCGGCTAGTTCGGCCCAGCGATGAGCATCGGCCGGCGCCTGAATCGTCGCGGCGCTGGCCAGCTCCCGCTCGGCCTGCTGCAGGTCGGCCTGCCGCTCCGCCAGTTGCTGCTCGAGCTCGCGGGCCTTGCGCACGAACACCAGCGGCGCGGCACCGCTGTCGTCGGCCAGCAGGGCGTCGGTGACCCGGGCCAACTGCTGGTCGGTGTCGGCCACACGCTGCCGGGCACTGGCCACGCGATCGCGCAGCAGCTGACCGTCCGAGGTGGGCTCCTGCAGGCGCTGCAGGTTCATCTGGTCGGAGCAGTACGACATCAGGGCCCGCTCGATCGGAGCCACGCTGCAGGTGCCGCCCGCCTTGCAACCGGCGTTTGTGCTGTAGGCGGTGCAGTGCAGGCGGCGGTGGCCATCCGAGATTTTTCCGTCGGCCTTGGCCCGACCCATCATGTTCTGCCCGACGATGGCCGTGCCGCAGTAGCCGCACCAGGTGATGCCCATGCCGGTGACGATGCCGGGGATCTCGCCCTTGCCACGGCGCCGGAAGCGCTGGCCGACCAGGTCCTGGAGCTCGTCGAAGTCAGCATCGCTGAGCAGCCGCGGATAGTAGTCCTCAAGCAGGAATGGCTCGCCATCGACCTCGATGCGCTTGGCGCCCTTGAGCGCGGGCAGCTGCACCAGACGGTAGATCTGCTGGCCGCTGATGCCCCAGTCGCTGAGCACATAACCCTCGTCACGCATCAGCCGGTACGCGCGCACTGCGCCCATGCCCTGGCGGTACAGCCGCAGCGCGTAATGCACTGCTTCGACGCGCTCCGGGATCAGCTCCCAGTCCTCGCCCGTCCAGCGTAGCCACTGCGGATCCTTGCCATTGCGGATCAGGCCCCGGTAGGTGCCGGCCACCCAGCCTTCGCACTGGCGGCGGATCGAGGCCTTCACGCGCTTGCTCTTGGTGTCGCTTTCCTCGTGGGCGCGGATCATCACCAGGAGCGAGTAGACCAGGTCCATCGGCTGGGCCTTGAGGGAGGCGCGGTTGTACTCGCGGCCATCGCTGGCCGTGACCACGGTGATGCCGGCGTTGATGATCTGCGCGAGCTGCGCCTGCGCCTGGATGGGCTCTGCGCGGCTGAGACGGTCGAGGCCTTCGACGACCAGGACGGAGCCTGGCGGGATGCGGCCTTCGTCCACCGCCTTGAGGAAGACACCCAGGGCGCCCTGTTTGACGTGCCGCTGGTGGTAGGCCGAAAGACCCTCGTCGCGTAGCGATAGCGACTCATCCAGTTGCAGCCCCCGGTCGGCTGCCCAGGTGCGGGCATATTGCAC